CATTAACCGTGTCTACTAACCCATTGACAACCTTATATAAAGTAAAGGTAAGTGCGCCCCCATCTTCAGGGGAGACAGTCTCTATAACACGGTCAGCAGCAGCAATTATCATCGTCTTTGAGCCTGTAACTGAAAGTTCTGTTGTAGCCTTTGCGTCTGCTGCTGCTGATAAAGGACCTTTCATGCTAATGCCAATTAGTTGTAACAGCTTTTTAACACTAGATCTTTGATTAGCCGTAGCCAAGAAGTTCTCATTAGCGAGCATGTCGGCTTTCATAGACATGACAGAGCCCATGTAAGCTATAAGATCAATAAACATCATGCCTAGATCAGATTCAACAAAATACTTATAGTCTGAAGGATATACAGCCTTGGAATAATCAATCAAAGAATCTCTTAAAGTTAAGAAGTCTGTTGCAGCAAAATTAATAAGCGAAGGTCTTTTGTTAACAGGTATATTTGCTAACTTCATAAAGTCCGATGCTATAGTTCCCGAAAAGTTCATGATATATCTACCTCAACATCAAATGTCTCTAAATCAGCAGTGTCTAATCGTAAGGATAAAGTTACCTTAAGGGAGTTTCCTCCTGATGGTCCAAGTTCTCCCGTTGGGAAAACGGAAAGTTTTGCTATATTCGCACCTACAATATAATTATTAAATGAGTATCGAATCTCTCTCTTAATACTCTCGAAGGTACTCTCATCTAAAGGTTGAAATAAATATCGACGAAGGTTGCACCCAAAGTTCGGGAGCATTACTCTCTCACCCCTTTCCGTCTTAAGCAGTTGGTGAACCGCATCCTTAATCATACCAACACCTGTTTTCTTTGAAAAAATCCCACCGTCAGGAGAGGAACCTAAGGGAAAACCTAAGCCATAAACTTCTTGTCTCTTAGAAGTTGGGCCTTGGGTTATGTACCTAGGGGTCGTTCTTCCGTATACAGTTACAGTTTGATTAGCAGCCATTAGATCTTAATATTTTTGAAGAAGCCTTGTTGAGCTTTGTAGTTTTGCAAAATCTCTCCATTATCTAGTGGTCTAGAGTAAAACTTTAAGCTACCAACATGCCCACGAAGTCCACTGGTGATGCCTCCTCGATCCCCACCCATGAAGTTGCCATTTTTATACATTCCATCTGTGTATCCTCCACCCACAATCCAAGGAGTATAGAAAGTATTTAATAAGGGGCCTTGTTTTAGGATATCAGGACCATCGACTGTTGTGGACGAATATTGGAAACTATTTGATTTTTTGAAATTAGGTAGGCTAGGAGGAATTCCAATCTCCGTTCCAAATACTTCAACCACAGAAGAGGTTGCCATAAGGGATCCGTCCGCGTACATCTTAATAACATCGTTAACGGGGTCACAGGATATGTTGATCAAAACAAATTGAGATGATACATTTCCAAAATCTGTTGCGGATAGATCTACTTTCATCTTGTAGAAAGTCGGGTTGGCTTGGCACTCATCACTATTAATCCAAGAAGCCGCCGATGCGTCTCTAGATTGCGTTGGAGCTATAAAGAAGCTTAAGGAAGACGCAGGATCGTTATCATAATTATTATTACTGTATCCCGATAGCGATAATGGGTATCCTGCTTCTGTAAGTCTTCTATCTCGGGTGAATCCACAAACCATTCCTCTTACAAACTCATCGCCTCTATTGTTTCTTAGATAGTCTAAATCACTCTCAGGGGCAGGAGGGCACGGACCAGAAACGGTGGATTTACCTACATTTTCACTAGCTAAAAGAACCTTCGTTAAAGAGGAAGCGGTAGCACTCAACCACCCTACTCCTCCGTCCATGATATTAGGGACATGAGCCCAGCATTCTAAGGTAAACCCTAGTGAAGAGTAAGTTAAGTCCTGGTACTCTTTAGTGTCAGGAAGCTTAACATATGATCCTAAAGCGGAAGCAGCGGTTGGATCACTAGATTTATTTTGAACAATTCCACCTAAGTAAGGGATCCCTAAACCTGAGACAAATACATCCTTCTTAGAAGATCCCACCATCTGGGCGTTATTATACATATTCTCTGTAGCACAGTTTGTTATTGGGAAAGACAGCGACGAAGGAAGCTCCAATTTAGTTTCTAAAAAGTTGTAAATTGCAAACAAATCCTTGTATACGATTTGATCATTTAAAGATAACACCGTTCCCGCTTGGGTAGAGGAGGGGGAGTATAAGATACTGCCTTTCCCGACTGTAGGAACCCTTAACTGCTCGAAAGTTAATGAAGGTGGGTTAGCACTCGTTCCTGCAAATTTAGCATTAATAGGTAACACTATACCCACAACATCAGCCTGGTTAAATATTAATGCGTTCTGCTTCTCTAAATCTACTTCTAAGTTATAATCTGCTAGGTAAGAGAAATCATTAATTGGGATCTTTCCTGGAGCGAACTTAGGCTGCGTTTCCTCCCCATAAATCTGAGGAGCCTTAACAGCGACTTCAATCTGTTTCTTTCTCCTATTAACCTTACTGTTATGATTAGCAATATCTGAAATAATTAAGTTTCTCTGGTTTTTTACAATTGAGGAACCTTCACCAAATTCAGAAATAAAGGAAACTAAGTCCCCTGATAAATCGTATACATGCTTATCCCTCTGTTGTTGTAGGACAGAAAGGAAGTGGTCTTCATTATAGTAATGTTGGAGTCCTATACTATCATCAATTCGGGTGGGATCGAATATATTGTCTGCGAATTTATTCAAAGATTTTATGGAGATAGCTTGACCTTTACCACCTAGGTTGGGATCATAGTCATACTTCCACTTATCCCCAACAGGTACAATCCCTGAAATAGCCAGGAACACGGGATCTAGTCCTCCTGATTGGGAGTCGTAGTATAAACCATCAGAGGTTAACACATACTGTCCTGTAGCGGTTTCTGGGGGTCCGTAAGTTAATCGGAACACTTCTTTTTGATCTGTCCCCAGAGCAGGGTCTGTAGGGGAGCATCTCTTAAAAGTAGTATTCTCTAAGAACGGATCTAATTCAGAAGAATTTAACAAACAGGGCTCCAGTGAGGGGTCTGCTGCTCTGGCTTGAAGGATATTATTAATAGTACGAAGGGTATCATTACACTTATCTATAAAATCAGTAGCTTTGGATAACTTAGCAACATCTCCTGCGTACTTAGCTGCCTGACCTCCCGAAGAATTGTCTCCAGAGGTCCCTGATTGGTAGTTTTGCAAAGCATTAAACTTATCTAAACAATCAGTTACGGAGTCTATCTGGTCTGATATATTGTTATAGTTTTCATAAAGTTGAGCCCCAAAAGATACCGCATACTGTATAGCCCCTAGTATGCCAGCAACATCGTTCTTAGACTCTGTATCGTCATTATCAATTCCCTGCCAGGAAGTGTCAGACATAAATGTAAACACTCCATTTTCCGTATCAAACTCAGTAATCCCCGTACCGAGGGCAATCTTTTTAAATACCGAAGTGGTCACTTCATTCGCCATTCCCTTACCCTCTGAGACTTTGGATTGCATTCCAGACAAAACTGAACTGGGGAGTAGATTGAGAGCCCCTGCTGCCATATTTAGCATACAGCTAGGCAACCCAAAAGACATACCTATAGACTGGAGCATACCCGTGCCCGTATTGCCTTGAATTTCTGCGAATGCTCCTAAATCAAATTCTGCCATGATTGCCTCCTATTATATAGTTACTCCACTGTTATCATAGTAACTTTCTGTATTTCCAATCCCTGGGTCAGCATTTGATGATCCTCCTTCGTTTAACCTGATGTTTGGGGTTCCGTCTGCGAATACAGTCCCTCCACTCTTCAAGCTTAGGTCTGCCCCAGCCTCAATATTAATTGCGCCTCCTGCTTTTATGTTAATACTATCCGTAGCATTAATACCTATATTCTTTGCTGAAATGTCTACCTTACCATTTGTCTTAATACGGATAGCTCCATCTTCCCCATTAGTTTGGATTTCGATCACCTGATTACTTCCACTTGTATTAATACATTCGATAAAGATTCTACCTTCAGCGGCTTTGGTAAATATGTTAACGTCCTTCTTATCACTTTGGATATTAACATTACCGCAAAACCCAGGAAAGTCTCCCCAAATATCTCCATTACCTTGATTAATTAATTGAAGTTCCCTTCCGTTTTCGCCAACAAAAATGTCGGTTTGTGACCTAGTGTTTAGATATTTTTGAGGTCCAGCACTTTCTACTTGAATTGCTTGGGCGGGGACAGTGAAATTTTGGGGGTCATTAGACAAAGTGATCTTAGAATTATTTCCTGAATCTAAAATAATGGAGTCAATTGCAGGACTGTCGATCAAGCTAATTTTTTTATTTGTCGATGATGTTATCTCAGTTTTCTTATTAATATACTTTGGGGTATATTCTTCGGATATAAGCAACCCCGCTCCGTTAGGGCTTTTAAGAGCCATTTGCATGGGAACACCTCTAGAGCGATACAAATTGGGAACCACTCGCTCTAAAGGGGGGGGTTGAGGTATCGCGTCACCTATCGCCCCCGCTTGCTCGGGGATAAATGTGGCTCCTAAGTAGAACCATGCATCATTTTTTTCTGGGCTGCATACCAGGATTTTAGTTCCTACCTCAGGAATAGCTACAAAAGCACCTTGGCCGTTGGAAGCATA